TACGAGTTAATGGCCTTTATTGGAGGGGTAGGTACGATGTGTACCGATCACAAGCTTTTATTTCTAATTTTTTTTTTAATTCTGATTATTGGGCTAGTTGGGATAACCGCCCAAGTTATAGCAATTATTGTCTTCAAAAAATTAGTTTTATATTTTGAAAAATTAGTCGAAAAAAAATACAGCAATGAAAAATAATGTGGTCATAAAAAAATAAATAGGAAATTACGATTGCAAATAAAACGGGGTTTTGTGCCTAGATTTTATTTTTAACTATTCCCCCAAAAAAAATAAAGTTGTATAATTAATTTATTATTGGAAGATAGGTGGCGTGTGAAAGCCCTCATAGGCCACCTTGATAATATGTTACAATTAAATAGTTAGTATTCATTCGTGGGTAACCACGTTCCTTTCATTTTTAGGCCTCACTTGGGATGGTGGGGCCTTTTTACAATAAACATTAAAAAAGGGCACCTTTAAATTTGAGGCTAAATTTTATTTTTTAATTTTATTTTGTGCCTAAAATTTGCAGGATCATTAGAAAAAGGGCGCTCTTAAATTTGAGGCTAAATATTATTTTTCAATTTTATTTTGTGCCTGAAATTTTTGTATTCATCGCGAAAAGGCGGCAATCAATAAATTGATTGCGAAGGGGCATGGAATCTTAATTTAAGATGCTCATGACAACATTGACCCATGCCCATATGATCATCGTGTTTAGTATATCATATGGTATAATAAAACTGGAAAAGCTAAGTTAGGGGAATTTTATATTCCCCGCTAAAAAAAATATGTTATAATGTATTGGTAATCTCATCACACATTGGCCCCTTCGGGGGCCACTTAACACGAGGGAAAAATGTTAAATATACTAGGCAATGTGATAGGTGGCGTGGTGAATACTGTTGGTGGAATAGTCAAAAAAGACCAACAAATTAAAGAAATAAAAGAAAAGGGCCGGTTGTCCATTGAACAGGCAAAAATCGACCTTGATGTGGCTAAACTACAAGCAAAAATTAAACAACACGAAACACAGGCAAAAAATGATATGACTTATGACATGGAAGTGTTAAAAAATAGGCGTGAGTCTTTAATTGATGAGTTTATAATCGTTGGCTTTTTCGTGATTTTACTTTTAACTTTTATACCGGCCACTCAGGCGACCATGGCGTTAGGTTGGCAAGCGTTAAATGACACGGCGTGGTGGTTTGAGTTTGGCATTGTTGGAATATTAGTATCAACGTTAGGATTAAAGGACGTATTAAGAATTTTTATTGGGGGATCAATCGATAAATTAAGAAAAAAAAAACAATAAATGACGATTCCGGATCATTAAGGCCACCTAAACAAAATGGTCCAAACCAGTCGAATTCGACCCCTTTAATATTTAAACCCACTAAACATCTAAAAAATGGCATTGAGGGCATACTACATACCGAGGAGTCGCAATATCATGCCATTAGTGGGTTATGGGGCAATGGTGCATTACCTAGCGGGCAATACATCGTATCAAAAGTATACAAATTAAAACCAATTAAAGGCAAAACGGAACCATACACAGGCACCAGCTTCCCTTGGATCGCTAAACTAGACCCGCAATTCAAAACCAATAGAACCGGTCTATTAATCCATCCCGACGGTGGCGTAAAAGGCACACGGGGGTGCATTGGTATAACGCATAATGATACCCAATGTTTTTATGACTTGTTGGAATTGTCAAAACAACATAAACCATTAATATTAAACGTAAAATGACCATTAAGACTACTTGTCATTATCGATTTTTAGAAAATAGTCAAAAATATATTTCTGTTTTTCAAGGAGGCACACGATCCGGCAAAACTTATAATATTATGTTGTGGCTAGTATGCCATTTACGAGCAACCCCACGAGTGAGGGCCGAGGTGGTACGTAAAACATTGCCATCGATGCACACGTCGGTTATACCGGATTTTAAAGAAATTATGATAAATAATGGGTGGTTTGACGACCGGCATTACTCCAAAAAATTTCTATTATATGAATTTCAAAATGGTTCAACTATTCAATTTATATCTTGCGATGACCCACAAAAGAAACGGGGATCAAAACGGGATATACTATACATTAATGAGTCAAACGAGCTTGAGTTTGATGATTTTTTTCAATTATCAATAAGGACAACCGAAAAAATAATATTGGATTTTAACCCTTCGGATCAACACCACTGGATTTATGACGATGTTATCACCAGACCCGATGCGGAATTACACAAATCAACGTATTTAGACAACCCATTTTTACCTGAACAAACCATTAAAGGCATCGAACACTATCAAGGGGATAACTTCTATTGGTCAGTTTTTGGGCTTGGTGAACGATCAGTCAATCAGGCACAGATATTCACTGAATGGCATACATTGCCACATATTAACCATATTGATACCGGCCAAGTGTATATTGGGATGGATTTTGGGTATAACGACCCGACCGCTATCGTATTGGTTAAAGTTTATGATCAGGATATCTATATTGATGAATGGTGTTATAAGACTCACCTGATTGAAACTTGGATGATCGATGAATTGAAAGATTTACACGCAAAAATCAAAATAAGCCCGCCAATATACGGGGACGGATCACGGCCCGAGATCATCGAGTCAATACGGCGAGCCGGTTTTAATATTAAACCAGCAAAAAAGGGCAAAAACTCAATTCTAGACGGTATTAACCTTATGAAGTCACGCAAAATATACATCACATCACGCTCAATTAATATCATAAAAGAATTCAAAATGTATAAATTCAAAGAAGGTAAAGACGGAATAATTGACGACCCAATCGACAAATTTAATCATGGGATTGATGCTATTAGATACGCATTAACGCCCGAACGTATTACCGATACCTACAAAAACTCAACGTTGGCCTATCTAGGCATTAAGTAATGGTATAATTAAAAAATGACTAAAACAAATAAAAACGATTCAATGTTAAACGTGGCGACGAAATTGAACACCGCCCAAGACAAGCAAACACAAATTAATATTTCAACAAATATATTGACGCGTGAGGGGGCCGATAATCTATACCAGAGTGACGCGATGAGCCGTAAATTGGTTGATCGTGTGGTTAATGAGGGCATAAGAAAATGGATTGACTTACAGAATATAGAACCCGAACAAAAGACGGTTTTCAATAATTATATGGACAAATTACAGGTTAAAAATGCCATTCGTGAGGCGTGGCGTTATGCTAGGTTATACGGTGGGGGTGCCATACTCATTAATGTTGATGACGGTTTGGAATTATCAGACCCACTCAATTTGAACCTAATAAAAAAAATTAAGTCATTCTTACCGTTAAGCCGGTATCACTTATTCCGGCAGTCTACCATCATTGATGATATCGATTCGCCGTATTTCGGAGATCCAGAATACTATTCACTATCGGAGAGTTCCACCGGTGAGTATATCAACCAAATACACCATACCCGATTAATTAAAATTCATGGTGCGTATCTACCATTCCACTTGTATCAATATAATAACTATTGGCATGATAGTGTGTTAAGTGGATCATTTACGGCTATACGTAATTATTCACAGGCACACGATATGGTATCGTCAATGGTTCAGGATTACAGGGAGCGGACGTTATCCATTGAAGGACTTGATGAGATATTATCAATGCCCGATGGTGAGTCAATATTGATACAGCGGATGCAAATTCAAGATAAAGTCAGATCATCGTTAAAGACCAATATAATAGGATCAAACGATAAAATGGAGGTATTAACCACTAATTTTAGTAGTATATCGGATATATTGGATAGGGTAGATAAACGATTGGTGGCCAGTACCAATTTACCGCATACTATTGTTTTAGGTGATTCACCAGTAGGGGGCCTTAACAATTCCGGCCAAAATGAAAACAGAGACTGGTATGATTTTGTCTCCGACCAACAAGAAGACCACATACGAGGCCCAATCAAACAAATATTAAATATATTGATGCATGCAACCGATGGCCCAACTAAAGGCCAAGTACTACCCGATCTATCGTTTGTGTTTAACTCGTTATGGCAAATGGATGATAAAGAAAGGGCAGAAATAGAAAAGATCGTCGCTGAAAAGGATGCCATTTACTATAATATTAATGTTTTGACGGAGAACGAGATAGCCAATAACCGATATGGTGGGGCAACATATTCACAAGACACCGTTTTGGACGATATCGAACGGGACGACATGAACATCGAACCGGAACCAGATGCCGAAGAATAAACCCCCGATCCAGCGATTCCCAAAAACAGCCGAGAGACGATACACGCAGTATTTGTTGCGATACGTACGCCGTATATCTAAGGCCATAATCGAAAAATCAAATCAATA